GGGGGGTGGGGGGGGCGGGGGGGGGGAGACGCGGAGCTCGGGGGGGGCTGGGTGCTCAGCGCTAAGACCTTAAGGCTTGAAGGCGTGAAGGCTGATGCTCACCCCTCTTTCTTTTACCGTGTCCTTCTTCCCTCACAGTATCCCACACTGTCCACATAGTGTAGGCTTAGCTAACCAGGATAGGGGTTGATGATCTGCGTCTGGACTGCTGGTCGTGTATCAGGCTCTGGGAGGCGTCTAGAATCGATCAGAATGTGCTGGGGGTATGAATACCTAGCCCCCACCCTGCAAGGCGCTCCTAGGCGTACCCTCGAAGCTTTAAACGGCATTTCTGGGCTACACCCTTCACGCTAGATCGGCAGAGTGGCCTTGAGGGTGCACACTAAGCTAGGAGGATGTGATACATCTCACATAGTATGAGGGTGTGGATTCCATGCCTAGATATGACAGCCCAGCTATCGTGATGAAAGCCAAGGTAAATCTGCCGGGTCATCTACCGAACCTGCTATCACCCAGACATACCCCTGAGACGCTCTAGAAGGCCCCTAGAATCGATCAACAGGGCCAACCCTATATAATCCTACCCCCAGAAGATTTCAGGCGCTGAGAGAGGCTATCAAGGCTTGAGTGGCATCCGTCACCTTCCATGAAACGCTCAATCCGGTTGAGTGCAGCCTTGACTGTGGGGTCGCAACCTACACACTCTAGACACCACAACAACCCCTACATCACCGAAAGGAGCACATCCATGGATGGCACACTCATCACCCCATCCTTCACCAGCCTCTATGGGCAGACAGAAATCAACCCACTCCACCCCGCACACCTGGCAGGATGTGACATAGGCAACACCCACACGTCTATCATCTGCCGCCTATACCGTGCCAAAGTCGAAGAAGCCATACGACTCATCCAGCCCCTATGGACCATCACCCTCGACGGCGCCATATACGGACCCCAGGACTGGCAGCCACTCACCCCAGATGAGGCTGAAGACCTCCACGACATGATCAACATGATCGACCTCGACGCCATCATCGCCGAAGCCACACGATAAAAACTCTCACCCCACCACACGAGAAAAGGAACCCGTCATGCAGAAGATCGCCGACCACTTCACCCAGCTCTACACCCCCACCAACGACGACTGCCCCACACCCATCGACCTGACACGCTTCGAAAACCTCTCCTGCGACCACATGGATTTTGAGGGCCTCGCCGAAGCCTACCGGCAGCATGTGGAAGCCGAACTCCACAAGCTACGCCCCAACACGTTCATCGCCACCGACGGCACCGTGTACAGCCATGACGAGTGGAAGCCACTCACGCAGACGGAGGCGACACAACTCTACTGGAATGTGACACGCATCAACATCGGAAGCCTGCTCACCCTGTTCGCCCGATAAACCCCAGCCACACAATGAGCCTAGAATCGCCTAGAAATACCTGACCTATATAGTTGTACCCCCAAGACCCGCAAGGCGCTAAAATGGCACTACAGGAAGTCTTATCATGGAAAATAGGAGCAATCATGCAATGGACATGCCACAAGTGCGATAGCACAATCACCGGATACCGACCAGAACACTGCACAATCTGCCACGAAACATTCACGAGTACTAGCTCTGGCGACATGCACCGAGTAGACGACCACGGGGTCAAGACAGGCCCCAATCGCCGCAGATGCCTCACTATCGACGAGATGGACGCCAAGGGCATGCAGCGCAACAAACTCGGATACTGGACCAGCGGTGGCACATCCTATTGGGCGAAAGAAGCCATCACCCCTAGCCACACAAGGATCGCTCATACAGGTTGAGCGCAGCCTTGACATGGAACACACCCGCCCAGCAACATGGATCCTGTCAACACGAAAAAGGACACACCAAAAATGGCCACCACACTCATCACCCCATCGTTTACCTCCCTCTACAGCCACACCGAGGACGACCCACTCGACCTCACCCAGGAAGCCGGACGGCACACCAACCGTATCAACCTTGACGCCGCAAAACACGCCTACCGGAATGCTGTGGAAGAAACCCTGCAGCACTACCGCCCCGACTGGACCCTCGGCCTTGACGGATCAGTCACCGGCCCACACAACTGGCAACAGCTCACCCCAGATGAGGTCGAGGATCTTGCTTGGGAGATCGACGACATCGACACCGCCACCATCCTCCAAGAAGCCACAAAATAACACACATTAACACACACGGGCCCCCATCGTCGGGGGCCCCACCCTTTCACCCCAGGAAGACACACCCATGTTGGCCACCATCATTACGGCACACTACTCGCAGCTCTACCAAGACACCCCAACAGCAGCCAAGATCCTTGACCTCACCCTCCTCGAAGACGACCCCAACCCGCACATCAAATTCACCCGGGCGGCCGGACTCTACCGGCACTCTGTAGAGGAAGCCATCCACACCCTTCGACCCGACTGGTGGCTCACCGCCGACGGGGCCGTCTACACCCACAACACCGTGCACTATTTGAGCCTCGCCGAGCAAACCAGGCTCGCCTACGACATCGCCAACATCGACATCCAGGCCATCCTCAAAGCGTGCATCACCCCAAGCCAAACCACATACGCTCAAGACTACTGAGCGAAACGTTGACAGTAGCAGTCCAGTCTGGAAATATTAACCATGTCAGCAACGAACAACACCCCGGAAAGGGGACAACAGCCATGAACAAGAAAAAAGGCTACACCATCGCCGGAATCACAGCCGCCATCATTGCCGCAGCCTCATTCCTGCCAGCCCCAGACGACAATCCGCCACTCGCCTCACAGCCAGCCCCACAAGCCACCACAGCCAACACCGAATGGACACCCAAAACCGTCCAGCAGCGCAAGGCTGAGAAGAAGGCCCGCCAGGCTGCAGCAGTCCGCTCCCTACAAGCCGAACAAGCCAAAACCCACAAGCAAGCCCAAGCAAGGGGTGAAGAAACCGCCACCGGACTCACCATGATCACGGCAGCACACACCTGCAACCGCAAAGCCGAACAACAGGCCGCCGCACACGGTGTCAACTGGAACGGCAACCCCGACATCGACCTCCAACTCCACAAAACCATCGGTAAAGACACCTTCTCCATCGTCTACGGCGCAACCGCGAAACAGCCCGGCGCATCCAAACTCCCAGTCACCGTCCACTGCCTCGTCACCGGAACAGAAGACCACCCGCACGTCACTGACCTCAACATCAACCCGCAACAGTAACCCGTCAAGGAGCATCCCCGCTATGCCTCTCCTCTCCCACTACGCTGTCACCACCGGACTCGCCGACACGGCACACATTATTCACCACACCGGCGGCACACTACGCACAGCCACCGACATCGCCTCCCGCATCAACACCCTCAACCCAGACATTGATCTCGACCACGAAATCCACCAACTGTTATCTATCGAAACAGACCTGTACAACATTTATAAAACCATCAACACCATTCTTCAGGAGCAAGCATGAACACACCCAACAATAACATTGAGCTACACAGCTACGAAACGTTCTTCACCAGCCTAGCCTGGATCCAAGGCGGCATCGTCACATGGATGTACGCCACCGGCACCACACACAAGGCAGCCCTCGCCATCATCGCCGCATGCGCCCTCGCCACTCTCCTTGGTGCCTCAACCCTCACCTACCAGTCCAAAAACACCAAATGATCACAACACCCATTCTCATCGCAGAAACCCTCGCCATCATCATTCTCGCCGTAGCACTCGCCCACAACAACAACCAGTAACCCACTCTTAAGGAGCACACATCTCATGGATGAGCCCACCCGCATGTACACCGACCCCAACACCGGTGCCCGAAAAGAACTTAAACTTTGCAGGCTCTCCCTCATCGACCCCGCAGCCTTGCACGATCTAGGCTCTGTGGCAGGCTACGGTGCCACCAAATACGGCGACAACAACTGGACCGGAGGATACCCGTGGAGCCACAGCGTTGACGCTCTCTACAGGCATCTACTATCATGGCAGCAAGGAAACAACCTCGATTATGAATCACACCTGCCGCATCTAGCCCATGCTGCCTGGCACTGCCTCGCACTCCTCGCATACCAGCAACACAATGTCGGCCAAGACACCCGCAACCCATGGAACAAAAGCGACAAGTAATGCCTCTAGCACAACACCCCAAAACCATCGGCCATCCAGGCCACATCTCCTACAGTTCACTCACCCAGTGGGCCGAATGCGGAGAAAAATGGCGCCTCTCCCACGGCTACCATGCCCAACACCACACCTGGTACGCCACCATCGCCGGAAGCGCCATACACCACATCACCGAACAATACGACCTACACCTGTACAATCCCGCCGAATACCCTGCACTGCCAGACAAACTCTCATCCTTCAAAAACATTTTCGACACCCAAGTCGCCCTCGCCGAATCCGAAGGCACAGAAATCAAACCCTCCGGCAGAATATGCAAAAACATGTGTGAGTCGGGCGGGCCACACAAGAAAGACTACGACTGGTGGATGATGTACGGCCCCACCTTTGTGGACCGCTGGAAAACATGGAGGCGCAACCACCCAGAATACATCACCGCAATCCTGGACGGTAAACCAGGCATCGAATACCCGGTAGAAACCATCCTCGACGATGACACAAAAATAGTCGGCTACATCGACCGCGTTTTCACCGACACCAACACCGGCGAAACCTTCATCCTCGACCTCAAAACCGGCCGTCTACCCGCCGACAGTATGCAGCTGCACACATACCGGTACATGCTCAACCAACACGGCATCCATGTCACGAAAGGCATGTTTTGGACACCCGCATCAACCAAAACAGACAAACAGTCCGCCAAGCAGGGAACGGCCACCGAACTGTACGACCTTGACAACAACACCTACCGGCATGTATCATCCATGTACAGTCAAGCAATGAAAGGAATCAGCCAAGGCATCTTCGTACCCCACGTCACAGCACTCTGTAAAGGCTGCCCCGTCAGAGACGCCTGCTGGGCTATCAACGGGAAAGACGCCTACAGGTACCCTATAGAAACCACCATCACAGCCCCAACAAAAGAAGACAAGGAGCACCAGTGACCGACAACACAGACGACGACCGCTTCACCGTCACACTCAAATACGGAGGCGACTACGCCGCCCCATGGACCGTCATCCGCGGAGACACCGCCGACCAGGTAAAGAAGACTATCATCGACCTGTTAGGCGGACTCAAAAACAGCTCCGCGGCAAGGAACTGGGACCTGGCGACACTGATCGCCACAGCATCCATCATCCTCCAAGACCGATACAACCAGGCCGCCAAAGACTACGTAGACAATATCGCATCAAACGAAAACACCATCGTCATAGACAAAATTAACAATGCCACAAGCAAGGCACAGCTAGCCGACCTTCTGAAACAGTACAAGAAGACCATCACTAGTAACAGTGACGTGTCAGAGGCGTTCCGCAGCAAACGAAACAGCCTCACCCGATAAAAACCGACACAAACCAACAAACAAAACAACACAAACAGTAAAGGAAACAACAATGGGACTCGCCAACTACCGCAACAACAGCAACAGCACCTTCTTCAACCCGTCCCGAAACCAGGACGCCATCGCCATCGCCTTCAAAGTCCACGACGTCGAGCACAACACTGAAGGCTACGGCGGACAGACCGCCGATCGCATCTACGCTGATGTTACCATCTTCCACACCCTAGACGACCTCAACAACGGCACCCCAGAAACCATCCCCAACGCCATTATCGAAAAAGTGCGAGGCAACAACGACCGTCCACACTCCATGATCCGCGATTTAGAGGCATATCTTGGCGAGGAGCAGGCCTTCAAACTCGATCAGGTGCGCACTAAAAACGGGTTCAACGCGGTCGTGCTCAAACCATTAGACGACGCCATCTACGACCTTGTAGCAGCCTACGTTGATCGGCGAGACAGCCAGCCCAACACCACCGGCGGCGATGATGTAGACATCGACTCCATCTGACCACCAAAACACACCCAACAAACAGATAGATAAAGGCTCCGATGCTCTCTCTACAACGATCCTTCGAGAGAGCCTCCCAAACCGCCGCCGAGCTGCCCCGCATACCACAACTAGACCCCCTCTACCGCAACCTGGACATGCACATCCACAAAGGGGATCTCGTCATGATTGCGGGGCGGTCCGGCAGCCAAAAATCCGGGCTAGCCATGTTCATCACCGCCATGCTCAACCAGCCCGCCCTCTACATATCAGGGGACATGACACCCTGGGAGGCCTCCACACGAATCATCTCCCTCAACACCCAACACACCACCACACAGATACAACAAAACATCGACACCTACGGGCCAGAATATTATCGAGACAGCATCCACCACGGCAAACACATCACATTCTCATTCCAGTCACCCATCACCTGGACCGACATCACCATGGAGCTACAAGCCTACATGGAAATGTGGAACACCTTCCCGCCACTCATTGTTATCGACAACCTGATGGACATCCAAGACTGCGAAAGTGACTACCAGGCACAGCAAGAAGCCATGCAATGGATCACAGCATTGGGCAGAGACACCGGATCCACCATTATTGTCACCCACCACGCAACAGACAAAACCGGAACCGACATCGAACACCCGCCAGCACGGCGAGAAATCAAAAACGGACTCTCCGAAAAACCACAACTCATCCTCGGAGTATCCTTTTATGGTGGCGAAAACAACGGCAACGGGCTCACCATCCCCGCCGAGGCACGCATCGCAGTGTTGAAACAGCGCACCGGACAGTCAAGCCCCGACGGAACCCGATACGAACGACTACGAGCCTACCCCGAATACACATTCTTCGGGCCCCTCGCCGAAAAACAGCCATGGAACATGACCGAACACCACAAAGGACTATCATGTCGACACAACAGGCACGCAACCGCAGGGCCGGAGCCGAATGGGAAACACGACTCCTCCACCAACTACGCGACACCGGCCATGATATAGAACGCCTCCACCTCAACGGTAAAGAGGATGAAGGCGACCTCATCCTCACAACCGGCCACAAAACCTATGTGATCGAAGCCAAAGCCGGCCAGCCCCACCTCGCCGAATTCGTGAAACAAGCCAGCCGGGAGGCACGCAACTACGAAACACACCGAAACCGCGAAAACCAGTCCACCATCGGACTCGTCATCATGAAACAGCGCAACAAACCCTGGAGCGAAGCCTATGTGGTATCAACCCTCAACGAGCTCCTCCCACACCTCTGACACCCGCCACCTCCTCGACACCTACCAGATACGGTACAACCCGTCCAGGAACGAGCAACACATACTCTGCCCGCTCCATGACGACCACCAGCCCTCCATGAGCATCAACCTCGACAAGGGCGTCTGGTACTGCCACACATGCGGCATCGGAGGCGGACTCGCCAAACTACAACAACAACTAGAGAAAGAAAACCCGAATGTACGACAGCATACGCCCATACAACATTGCGGAACGCCGCCGAATCCAGAAAGCCTCAGCCCGCTACGAAACCCACCTCGAAAACATACTCGACCTGCTCTCGGCAAGAGGCATCAGCGAAGAAACAGCCCGCTACCACCACCTTGGATACATCGACAATGACCCCATCCCAGGCCACGAAAACTACAACCAGTGCATCACCATCCCATACATGTACCCCGTTTGGGGCGGCCCAGCCGAAATACGAAAAATACGTTTCCGCTGCTCACTCCCGCACGACTGCAAAACCCACAACCACCCCAAATACCTAACCCCAGCAGGGGACACAGGCTCCATCTACAACATGGCCGCCATGGCCAACCCGGCAGCCGAAATACACATCTGCGAAGGCGAATTCGACTCCATGATCCTCGAACAATGCGGATGGTCGGCCGTCGCCCTACCCGGCGCAACCTCGTGGCAAACCTTCTGGACCAAATTCTTCGAAGGCTACGACCACATCTACATCTGGTCAGACCCAGACCCCGCAGGCGACAAGATGGCCCAAACCCTAACCCAAGCACTACCGCAAGCCACCCATGTGCCCCTCACTGTCGGGGATGTCACAGACACCTACCTTCAAGCCGGAAAAACAGGGTTGACACAAGCCCTCAACACAGTGCTACAATAAAACCAGACAAACAACCCAAACCAAGAAAGGTACACTAAAACACCATGGATCCCCTCGACACCTGCCCCATCCCCGGCCGGCGCAACACCTCCAAGGCCGCCAGGAGACGCATCCGCCTCGCCATCTGTGCAGAAAAATGGGCCGACGGCGTGGACCCACTCCGCATCATGCACACCTGGGGCACCACCTACGACGGGATGCGATCCATGATCCGCGCCAACCCCGACATTAAACTACCCGACGACATGGCCAAACGGTTACACAAAATCTGCCGGGAAGCCTACCCCAAAAACCAGCCCAACAGGCACCGAAGCGGATGGGACCAATACGAAAAAGACTACTACACGGAAGAAATACTCTTCCTCGACCAGTTCAACGTGCCAGCCCTCGAAATCCTTAACCGGCTCGACGTGTCATGGACCATGTGGAAACAAATCCTAGAAGAGCAGCACCTCACCCGGCTCCAGCAGGAAACCGACAACGCCTGCCAATGGGCAAACCTGCGAAAACAGCACCCCGACAAAACCGATCAGGAAATCACCCAGATGATGTACAATAACCAAGTAACATTCAGCAAAGTGATGAAAACCATACCCGCATAATATGTGCACACTCTTTCACACATAGGAGACATGATGGTCACCACAACCCAACACGTGACCGACACAAACAGGGACAACAACGGCAAGTTTCCCGAACACCTACAAGACGTCATATGCGGCCGCGCCATCATCCACAAGGCCGGCAACGTCTCATGGTGCACCCGCAAACCAGGACACGACGGCCACTGCCGCACAGGATGGCAGCCCACCACACAACCCCTAGGACACCATGGCAACCAAAACTGAAACCCTCATTCAACGCTACGGCCGCAAAGCCGCAGACGTGCTCGCCGACAGGTCTATACCCGCCACACAGCTAGCCCAAATGCTCACCCAAGCCGGATACCCCATCTCCGCCACCGTTATTAAAGACTACCGCCGTAAACAAGCCACCACCACCCCGCGAGAGGAGGATACCCGATGATAGACAACATAGACCGGCTCCTCACACAGCTAGCCAACCACGACAACGCCATCGACACCATCGACGACAATCTCGCCAACAGTATCGTACGGCGCACACGCATCTCCGAATGGACCTTACCAAACGGAGAAACAGGCCGATCCATACAAAAAATCATCGACCACCAACCCGCAACCGACCCATACCCGGTCGACGAACTCGTCAACAAACTAGCCGAATGGCAGCCACCCAAACCCGACCAAGACACCCACAGCAGTGACGAGACAGCCTTCGTCATCGGGGCAGGCGACTTCCAAATCGGCAAAGGCATCCCCGGAGGAGAAACAGCACACTTCGCCGACGACTACCTGCGCTCACTGGCAGCCGCAAAACACTACTGGCAGCAAGCAGGACAGCCGCAACGAGTCCACATCGCCTTCCTCGGCGACATGATCGAAGGATACGTGTCACAAGGAGGCAACAACGCCTGGCGCACACAAACCCCCTTGACAGAACAAATCAGGCTCACCCGCATGGCCATGATGCAACTCATCCACCAATTCGACCACTGCGCCAACGTGACAGTCACATCCATCCCAGGCAACCACGGAGAAGCCGTACGCTTCGGCAAAGGCGTCACCACCTACGATGACTCCTTCGATGTGGACTGTTGCCGGGCCATCGCAGAAGCCTACCAACTCACCAACAACTACCCCAACCTCCACTTCCACTTCCCTGACAGGGACGAAATGACCACCACCGTTGATGTGGCCGGAACACGGATACTGCACGCCCACGGACACCAATGGCGCAACAACCAACACTACGAATGGTGGCGCGGCCAAGAATTCCACAACGGCACCGTATCCAATATTCTCATGGCAGGCCACCGACACCACCTCGAAATATCCGAACAAGGACAACGCACCTTCATCCAATGCCCATCCATGGAAGGAGAATCCGTCTGGTACCGGCACAAGACGGGCACCACCGGAAACCCCGGACTCGTGTGCTACACTATCAACAACAAAACACCAAACAACTACCAGATAGCCAGATAAAAGAGATGCCATGAGCAAACGACCAACCAAAGTCCAACAAGCCACCACCGCATCGTGGGAGTGGGCAACCCCACACCACCAACACCAGCTACACAAAGCCTGCACCAACACGGCCCGCCACTATCCGGCCGTCAACCCCGACGACCTCTACCAAGACTCCCTACTATATATAGCGGTACGCAACCAATACCACCAACTCACAAGCAACCAGTGGACCCAAATGTGCTACCGTGTAGCCCAACGGTTAGCAAACAAAACAGTCCACCACCTAGACCTACCCAAACCCGTCCATGAAATCACAGCCATAGCCGACAACCAAACCAGCAACTAAGGAGAACACACACCATGGTCACCACCATCCTCGACGACGGAACCCAAACCACCAGGCTACAAACCGTAGGCTCCACCACCACAGCCATCATCACCAACACCGAAACACCCGAAACCATCACCGCAAAATACACCATCGCGAAAGACGGCACAGCCACCTACAGCATCAGCGGCAACACCTATTTGGGAGACCACCAACACATTATCAAACTCATGTACGACTACTGCCACTGCGTCGGACGATTCGACACCACCGGCACCAGCCAGACAGACAACCTCGACAACCTATTCAGGGGATGACCAAGTGAGCCGAACCTACACCACCGCCGACATCATCCAAGCCGCCCAATGGATCTGGAACGGAGGCCCATGGAAACCCTCCGTCGAACCAGGCATGCCACCCCCACCAACCGCGCCACAACACCACGGCAACAACATCGTCACCATGATCGACCTACAATTAGCGATAGACGACTACACCCTATCATGTGAACCCTCCAAACAGCGCAAACGGCTAGCCCGCCTGGCAGCCTTCCGTGAAGTATACGGGTATGATCAAACCTATTCGGTGGCGGCACAGCGACTCGGAGTCACCCGGCAAACCGTGAAACAGTGGGCAGACCAAACAATGATGACGTTAACCGAGTACGCAAACAGCACATACTACATGCAAGACGATAACGAAGGAATGGCATAACACGATGATCGATACCACAACCAATACCCTCTACACCGCCCTCAAAACAGCAGTACACCGAATCATCCAACAACAACCCACCAACATGCAACAACTACAAAACATTGTTGACAGTGTCGAAAACCAGTACCATGTACCCATCTCCCTCGACAACGTGAACCTCACCGTTCAAGAAGTCAGCCTCGACAACCTTGCTATCGACCAGGACACGCTAGACGAGTGCAGCGAAATCCTGTGGTACTGCGACAATGCAGGATACCCCAACCACAACAACAAACAGTAACCGCACCGCATAAACAAAAAGAGTGCCCCAGCAGCAACCACCACACAATCGTGGCAGCACCGCTGGGGCACACATCTATATTCAATTATGCAACAGTAGACTCTACCGTGCCAACCTCAGACTCGGCTGCACGCCGAGGCTCATAGCCGGCAACATCCGCATCATCTACCGGCTCGATCATGCCAGGATCCGACACATCAACCATGTGCGGCTCAACCATGCCCCCATCATCGGGTGGAACCAAACCCGCATCCACCTGGGGCTGCTTGCCAGACTTGCCGGCCACAAACGACGGGCTACCAAACGAGGTAGCAACCGACAGTATTGCAGCAACCCCGGCCGTGATCAGGGCAGATTCCCACGGCAAACCGCGAAACGACTCCGCAGTATACGTCACACCCGCCGTCACCCCCAACACCGCAACAAACGTTTGCACAAAAGTCTTAGCCGCCCGCTCCAGTAAACCTAACCAAAACTGTTTACCCATCACACATCACCATCACTTTTTTAAATCGTTGACAGCAGACTCAAGCCTGCCGATGCGGCTACGACACTCCAGCACGTAATACCAGACACTCCACAAAGCATCCTTAGTACGCCACAGCTTCCCCGTCACCGGATTCTTCACCCACGACAAAGCGTCGACACGTTTACCCAAATCACCATTCTGAACCTGAACCACACCAACATCGTGATGCAGCTTATTCACCGAACCAGTAAGCTGAGCAGACAATTGTTTAATCTGATCATGCAAGGCTTTCACATCAGCCACCGTTAACTCCTCACTCTCATCGTGACCGTTGACTACGGCCATAAACCTGTCCCACGGAAACCACGGCCCAGGATCGTCATGATCCGACTGATGCCACGCATCCGTAACATCAGTATGCCCGCACACACCCCGCCTACCAGCCTTCAAATCGGCTGCACTAAGCTTCCTTTTCGGAACATTATATTTGTCACACAAACGTCTACACAGGATGGCAGCCTTCTCCACTGCAGGCCACACGCGAGGATCCAGCCACTGCTCCCTCGTGTAAGCATGCCCCGGCACCCGGAACGAGGCATGCGAACCCCCATCCGCGCAAATCTCTATACCCAAAGAATGCGGATTCGGCGGGGCATGCCACCCTATAGTAGACTCGGACAGGCACTGCACCGTCTCCGAAATATCGCACACATAATGCGCCGAACCCCCCGACGATGGGGACGCGAAATAGTTCGCTGTGGACACCGCCCGCCCTCTACGGGACGCAGACGGAAACCCCACATCCGGGCATGTCGCATGAATCACAACCCGGTTCACCGGACTATTCGAACCGCT